TATTTTCTTTTCTTTTCTTTTCTTTTATTAGTTCGTTTTGTTCAACACTTGTTCGTTTTTGTTCAACATTTGTTCGTTTTTGTTCATTTTTACGTCTTGCCTCACCACTTTTAAGACCTGCCAACCTACGTTTTTGGCTAATTTCTTCATTTTTGGTTTTACGCAATTCAAATCGACGTGTTAAACTCGGCGACCAGAAAAATTCGTCATCACATGCCAATAATTCGAAGTCATTTATAAGTGCATTAATGAACAAAAATGAACAAAATGAACAAAAGGTGTTTTGTTCCAACACGTGTTCATTTTTGTTGAACACATGTTCAACACATGTTGAATTTTGTTCGTTTTTCATGCCTAATTCATTATCAAGGGCAACGAACGTATACTTTTTAAGTGGTAGTTTGTAATCTTCATATGACGCCAGTTTCTCGATGATTATCCACCACCAAGCATAGGCAATTACGCCGTACTCAGAAATCATGGCGACAATCTTAGGGTCGTTAAAGGCATCTACGTCATGACTAAAATAATAAGATTGATCTTTCGCCATAGTTTACCCCTTAATAAAATAAATCATCGTGCTTAACGCCTAACACATCAGCCCACATAAAACGCTTTTTATCAAACGTAATAGGCTTGCCTGATAAATATAAAACCAAAGAACGTGGAATAGTTTGAGCCTTGTTGCAAAACTCCATAAGCGTAAGATGGTTTGTTTCTAACGCTTTTATAAATACATCAAATTTCACTCGCATAATTAGCACCCCTTTTCTTTATGCACAATAACTAACTTCCCTGTTGCAGCTTGCACTGCTTTCTTGAATTCAACCTCGTTCGAATTCTCATTAGATAGATGGATAAGGTGAATGGCCTTACATTGTGAAAGATCCATAGAACGTAAAAACTTTATGACATTTTCAAGTGCAAAGTGAGATTGAATAAGTCGCTCCATTCGCTGCTTGCTCAACTCATCTTGCTCGACTTTCTTATTCAGTAATTCGTAAGAGTGATTGCACTCAACCAATATGTGGTGTACACCTTTAAAAGTGTATTTGCAGTAGTATGTATCTGTGATATATAGCAACTTCTCTTCGCCATCTGAAATAAGATAGCCAACATTAGGTACATCGTGTTGCAGCTCAAAAGGTAATATTGTAAATACTCCTCGTTTGAAAGACTTCCTAGGAGTTATCTCAACCCAAGAATGTTCGTCTACAACGTGTAATGCATCGGCAGTTTCTCGTAACATATATATTTTGTGTCCAAGCTTTAACATATCAGCCACGGCCCTTGAATGGTCGCCATGTTGGTGAGTAACTACGGCACCCAGTAGGTGGAGAAAATTATACCGACATGCCCTTTGAATGGTTTTAAAAGGTAAACCCACGTCAAGCAATAATTCGTCTCCATTTACACTTGATTTAATGCGGTAGCAGTTGCCAGCGGAACTGCTACCAAAACATTCAATGTTAATCATTTGAACATGGCATCGGCGTTCAATATTTCGCCAGTTTCAGCATCGACAAAAGTTGGTTCATTAGGTTCAATGTCAATCACTTCACTATTGGCATTATGTTCAATAGTAGTTGTAACGTCGTCCATTACATCACTGACTTTGCCCTCAACGTCGATAATTTCATCTGTAGTTTGTAGCCCCATACTGATTTCCGGAGCAGTTGTGCGGATCAACCATGCTGCAGCCCTATAGCGTAACATTTGGTCTGGCATTGTTTTCCATTTACTACCTTTCTTGTCGTACCAACCCTCTTGCTTGGCAATGGATATAGTAACTTCTGGGCCGTAGATAGTTTCATCGCTACCCTTTTCTTTTGTATAGGCAACAACCCCTTGGCTGTCAGTGCCTTTCTTGCCGGTTTCCTTATATTTAATTGCCTCAAAGCGACCACATTGATTGAATGTAGCTATTAAGAATTTACTGGACCAACCTGGGTTGCCATACACTATGTACAAGTTCTGCATTACCATTAAAGGTGATGCATTCATTCTTTGTGCCATTTCCAAAGCGATAATTGCATTGCCAAGATTTTGTTCACCTTGGAATTGCTGTGGAACTAATGTAGATTTACTGAACATACTTGCTTGACGTTGCAGCAACGCAAAGCCATCGGCACTTTGAAAGCCTGGTAATGATTGTTGTTTTATGGAAACTTCTTTTGACATGGTTTACCTCCTAGATCATTGTTAATTCTTTGAAATCAGCGTCTACAACTAATTTGATTGTTTGGCTGTTACATTTAATAAAATCTGTTACGGCCTCAGCATTATCAATAAATACAGGAGCAGTAACGTTATAGAATTTAGTTAATGCATTAATAATGTCGAGCCCTACATTCATACGAGCCGCATTATTCATGCTCCTATAAGGAACGCCCTTATAGGTTGTTTCGCAACATTCCTCAATATTGCCATTCACCAATACGTTAAACATTTTGAACCTTGCATATTCAAAATGACTGTTGATGCTTTCCTCTAACATATCCACCTTGGCTTTGACGAACTCATCAATCAAGAAAGATGTTTCATCAAGTAAATTCTTTTCTGCAGCCAGTTTTTGTTGTTGGTTTTCAAGTTCAATCACACGTTTTTGAATATCAGCATTTAACGTGTATTTATTGAGCTCAGTTTCTAACGCTGCACGCTTTTCTTTGACTGAGCTTATTTCCTCATCAAGCCTTGCCACTTCTTTGTCGTCAGCCTCTTCACCCTCATCTAATTCAAGTAAGAATAATTCGGCTTTTAGTTCCTTATAGTCTGGATCATCTTCGACATTAGGTTCTAAATAGCTTTCATATTCTTTGAATTTAGTTTCATAAGCCTTTGTTTTTTCCTCAATTTCTTTAGTAAGTCCATCGGCTTTGACTATCAACACTTCTCGCTGTTCTTCATAGTTGGCTTTTAGCTTTTTTGCACTTTCAATTAGTGCTTGCCATTCCTCCAACTTTGCAGCCTTTTCAGAATTAAACGCAGCCTCTAACTCGGCTTGCTTATCTTCTGGCAAAGATTGTCCACAGGTGGGGCAAGTCTCTTTGTTAAACTCTTGAGCATTAAAGGTATCGAACTCAGCCTGCAAGGTTTCAATTCGCTTACTTTCTCGTTCAATATCTTTTGCCAAGTCATACGCCCTGTCTGTGTATCTATCGTGTTCACTTTCGATGATTTTTAATTGTGTCAATAAAGCCTCGTATTCGCCTCGTTTACGTTGCTTTTCTGAGTTGTAGATAGATAACACCTCTGACTGTATTGCTTTCAATTGACGGCCAATTTCATCGATTTTAGAACGCTTTTCTGTGGAACTAAACCCATTAATAATAGTTGCCTTTTGGTTCTCTAATTCATTAATAGATTTATTTAAGGTTTCAATGTCAGTTGTTAGCTTGCTTTCGCTTGCAGCTATATCCACTTTATTTCTTAATGCCTCATCAATACGAACTGGGATCATATCCAATTCTTTATTAATGGCAGTTTTCTTTGCAGCAACAATCTTGCGTTGCTCATCAACTGTTCTGCCATTCAATAACTCGGCCAAGCGTGTAAGCTCAGAACGGCTGTTAATAACTTCATCGTCCTTAATATCTCCGCTAATTTCCAACAATAACTTACGGCGGTTTTGCCATGAGTACTGCTCATTGAAATATAGAGGGTTGGTAATTAATTTGAATACGTCTTCTGCAATTACATCATTGATATATTGCTTGTATTCCTTTTCTTTCACTGGCACTTCGTTTATGAAGTAATCAGTGGTATGCCCTGTAAGTTTTGTGTCGCCACCACGAGGGCTGCTATACTTTTCACGATAAACACGTCTTAAAGTAAAGCTATTGCCATCATCGTTTAGGAACTCTGCCTCGACTTCATGATTAACCTTATGAATGGGCTCGCCATTTTCAAGGGTTTTAATTTCAAAGTCGGCACGGTCTAAACTATCCTTGCCAAACAATAGCCAACATAAGCTGTCGAATACAGTTGTCTTGCCAGTAGCATTATCGCCATAGATAGTGGCGTCTATTCCACCGAAGTCGAATTCACTGTTTCTTATTCCTTTGAAGTTTTGCAAGTTTAATTTAAGTAATTTCATCTTGTATGTTCTCCTTAGCTAACTTGTGCCTGCACATCAATCGTGCGTGGTTCAATTTCTAATTGATTGGCCCATTTAAGCACCGTATTATTGATGGTCTTGTCCTTAGATACGCATTGATTGCCAAACAATTTTGCTTGTACCAGTTTTGTGAATTTATCCTCGCCCTTTGACAATTCAAGGCATGCAATAGGTTTCATGTTATCGT